AATGTTTTCTATAATGTTATAAATACTATTGTTACACAACAGATAACAACTTTAGAGGAAATATATTATTTAAATTTATTTGATCCTACAGAGTTAGAATTTGTTGAAGAAGTATTTGAATTTAATGATGTTATAGTAGATGATGTGGGTGATATTGAATTTACTCCTATAGAAACACAAACAGAAGAGGTATCTTATGAAAGTGTAGAATTGGAAATACAAGAGTTTGAAATTGATTTTGAACTAGACTTACCGGAACCAGAAATTGCTAACATTGAAATTGAAGCTGAAATGGAACTGGAGTTAGAGATGGAAATGGAAGAACCAATAGAAGTAGCACAATTAGAAGAAACAACAAATGAACAACCAACAGAAGAAACAACCGAACCCGATGGCGAAGTTACTGAGGAGCCCTCTATGGAGCCAGAGGATAGTTCAGAGCAAAAAGAAGTACAACAGGAAGAAGCTGAAGAACCCGAAAAACCTGTAAAAGAACCATCTGCAAAAGAAAAAGCTGCCACAAAAATAGTTAAAAAGATTAATGATAAAGAAAGATATGATGAATCAAATCAAATGAAAACATTGATTGTCATGCAGATACTTGGTAATACTAAAACATTCTTTGATTCACAGTCTACAATTGTAGATACAAATGTTAATGAGTATTTGAACAAGACAATAGAAGATCAGTATGGTATTCTATTTGACATGGCTCAAGGTCAAACTATGGAGGATATGATAAATGCCCAGTATTGAGTATGCAGGAATGAAGGTAAGCGGCGGAAAAGTTTTTGCCATAATAACATTATTAGGTGCCCTAGGGTCAGGTGCGTGGGCAGTTTTTAATTTTTACTCTGATTATCTTTCAATGAAGGAAAAAATTTTGGAGTATACCGAACCGGATCTTTCTGGTTTTGATAAGAGAATAGACCTAATAGACCAGGATGTCGTGTCATTACGAAATGAGTTGAATTTAATTTTAGATGAGATAAATTTAGTAGCATCAACTGCAAAAGAGTTGAAAGACGATTTAAAAACTGATCTACGTCAAATGGAAGGTGACATACGTCACATAACAGAAATAGTTAATGATGTAGAAGATAGACAGAAAGAAGATGCTAGAGAACTATTAGGAGAAATGAAATTGTTAGAAGAAAATTTAGATCTTAAAATAGATAAAGCATTAAATAATCCATTAAACAATATGTCAGCGAAAGGAAATTAAATATGAATATGGAAAGACTTTTGGCGTCTGTACGTCATAATGAAGGTTACCGCAACAAGGTTTACCTCGACACATTGGGAAAAAGAACTGTGGGGGTCGGACATCTCTGCGTTGAAGATTTTTGGGAAGATGATAAAGAATACGAAGAATCATTCTTGATGGAGATATTAGAAAAAGATTTAGAAAACGCTATATCAGGAGCAGAAGAATTACTAGGTGAATATACGGTTCATGATCACTGTAAAGAAATATTAGTGGAGATGGTTTTTCAACTTGGAAAAACAGGCGTTAGCAAGTTTCGTAACATGTGGTCAGCATTGAAGGATCATAGAATGCCAGATTATAAAACTGCAGCGGCCGAGATGCTCGATTCGCGTTGGGCAAAACAGACCCCTAATCGCGCAAAACGCATGTCTGATGCAATGGCAAGTTTAGCATCTTAAAATGCAAATAGTAGAAAAATTTTTATATAAAAAATTACAACAACAAAACGGTAAAACAAGAACTTACCTGACACCAGAAGGAGAAAGTTTACCTTCCGTAACCACAATACTTTCTAAAACAAAAGACAAAAGTGGCATTCGTCAATGGCGACAAAAAGTAGGAGAACAAGCTGCTGATAAAATAATGAATGAAGCAAGTCAAATAGGAACTGCCTTACATTTGTATATAGAAAGACATGTCAAAGGCAAAGGGTATAAAGATATTTCTGAAATAGGAGTGCAAGCAGAAAAAATGGCACAAAAAATTATAGATGAAGGTATGAAAGATATAGACGAGATATGGGGATCAGAGGTTCATTTATACATGCCTGGTAAATATGCAGGCACAAGTGACATGATAGGATTGTATAAAGGGAGACCTGCGATCATTGATTTTAAACAAACTAATAAACCAAAGAAAAGAGAGTGGGTGCAAGATTATTTAATGCAACTAGCAGCGTACGCTCAGGCTCATAACAAACTTTTTAACACTGAGATTGACCAAGGTGTTGTGTTAATGTGTTCTCGTGATTTAACTTTTCAAAGATTTGAATTGAATGGTGAAAATTTTAACAGGGCTAGTGATGCCTTTATGAAAAAAGTAGATTTATACTTCCAAAGTATTCTGTAATATACTCATTCCAATGTAATACGGAATATGGGGCACCAAACTATTTCCTAATGATTTAAGTCTGTCCACCCTTTTGGGTACCCCATTAGCCACTCTACCCACATCGGGTTCAATTGACCACCAGTCTGCTCCGACAAGGGTCTGGTATTCTTGGCTAAAGTTTTCTCCGATGCTTTCCCACTTCTCCAATCTCTCGCTGTCGGAGTAGACCATATTATTTTTTGAACTTTGCCTTGTTGTTCGAACACATCTTTCCCTATCATTTGTTCTGCCTCTTCCCTCGAAAGTTCTCCCGACATAACTTTCTTCCTTAACATTCGAACATTGCCTTCGTTGGGTCTGCTGATGGCTGTCGGAGTCGGCCACATTAAATTTGGATGTGCCACTTGATCGTTCAAACTGATTGGCATTTTCTTTTTTAATTTCATTTTCATTCTTTCTTTGGAACTCGGACCCCGACCCCCATGAGCATCCGGAGTTCGCCACAATCCAGATTCTCTCCCTTTGATGGTTGGCACCGATGCTCGAAGCTGAAATACTAAACGTCCTTGCGGAGTAACCTTCACTCTCCAGGTTCTCGAGTACGGTGTCGAGACCGAGTTTAACATGTCCACTAACGTTTTCTCCAATAACCCAAGTTGGTCTGAGTTCTTTGATAAGTCTAAAATACTCTGGCCAGACGTGTCTCGGATCTTTTTCACCTTGTTGACGACCTGCAACGGAGAAAGGTTGGCAAGGGTATCCTCCTGTGATGATGTCGATTTTAGTATGTCCGTTTGAATTAAGTTTTTCATGATTTAGCTCCTTTATATCATCATATATCGTGACCCATGGCCAATGCTTTCGTAAAATTTTTTGGCAGTATGAGTCATAGTCACAAAAAGCAACTGTTTCAAATCCTCCAGTTGCCTCTAATCCAAGAGAAAAACCACCTATTCCGCTGAACAAGTCCAAATGTTTTAGTTTATATCCACTCACTAAGTTCTTCTCCACTAATCTCTTTTGCAATATTAACTTTATTCCTTAAGGCTTTTATGATTTTTTCATCAACTGTTTTAGGTGCTACTAAGTCAATGTAATTAACTTTATTCTTTTGACCTATTCTATGTGCTCTATCCTCTGATTGCATTCTTTTTTCCAAATCATAGTTATTAGAGTAATAAATAACAGTGCTGGCTTCAGTTAGTGTAATGCCATATCCTCCTGTTTGTGTGTTTCCTATGAAAAATCTTATGCTAGAATTAGGATCTTGAAATTTGTTAATACAAATTTGCCTATCCTCAGTTTTTGTTTCTCCAAAATAAGTACAACAAGAATCAAATCCATATTCTTTTTGAATTTCTTTTTTAATTGCTTTTATATCGTTTATATAATTTGCCCAGATAATCACCTTACCTGATGTTTCATCTAGTATGTTCATCAATTCATTTATTCTATTACTTTTCAATTCAATCATATTACCCTCATCAGTTTTCATGTGACCACAAACTATTTGATGTAATCTAATCAATTGAGTTAAAACATTTGGAGCAGACATAGCCTCTCCATTTAAAATAGCTATTGCATTACGCCTCATCATTTCATAGGCTTTTGTTTGCTCATCTGTAAGTTCTACTATTCTTTTCTGAAAAACTTTGTCAGGTAAATCCAAACAATCTTTTTTTAATATTCTGTAAGAGTGAGGAGCTACCTTTTCTCCAAGTTCTTTTAAATTTTTAAATTTAACAATCTTTTGATATTTGTGTGTGCCACCTGCAGCTGTGGAAGAAATCATCACAGCATATCTTGTTCTAAATGCATAAAAACTAGTTTGATCTAATATCTCAGGATCAAGAAAATCCATTTGTGACCATAGATCCATGGGAGATTGTGTTACCGGAGATCCTGTTAATATTCTTCTATATGTTGCCTCTTTTGATAAAGATAAAATATGTTTTGTTCTTTTGGCCTGGGGATTTTTTATTGTGGTGCTCTCATCTATAATCAACATAGATCTACCTATCAAAAATAATTTAGCAAAATCATTTCCTTTTTTAGTAGAGAAAGCCTCAACATTCATAACCATAATTCTAAATTCATAATCTGGTTTTGTCATGTCATTCAATTTAGATTTATTTTTAGCAGTCATCAAAGGCGACCACGCTAAAACTTTTTTCTCTATGTAATCGGGAACATGTGTTGGAATTTCTGATTCTACCCAATTCATGTAAGTTCCTTTGGGAGCCACAACTAGTAACTTTCTAATTTTATTTTGATTGTAAAGTATACATGCATTGTCTAATGCTATTTTAGTTTTGCCGGTGCCCATCTCTGCAAATATTGCAAAAGCTTGTTTATCCCAGCATTTTTCTAGTGCATCTCTCTGATGCTTGTAAGGCTCAGTTTTAAATTTGTACATTCTAATTCTTTCTACTTGACAATTTGTAAAATATAAATATCTTCTTGTCAAGAATTAAAGAAAGAAGAAAAGATGAGCACAGTATATATAATACAAGAGATGGGCAGAAATGTTAGATCTGCTGAAAAGTTTGGTGATTTAAAAGTTATGTTACCAGACAATAAACAGATTGTGTTATCTGCTGGTCCTTTAACTTTCAAACTAAAGCAAGAGTTAAAAAACTTTAGTGATGACGACTACTTGTTATTGATGGGAGATCCTACACTTATTGGTGTTGCCTGCGCAGTTGCAAGTGAAATTAATCGTGGTAAGTTTAAAGTTCTGAAATGGGATCGAGATGAAAAAACTTATTACTCTATAGAAATAGACATAAGAGGCTAGAATGAATGAACTATTAAAAAAGATGGAAGAGGACACTTCCGTAGAAAAAACCTCTCAACATAGTATGGATACTATGGGAAAGATAGGCGCTGTTGCAAATGATATTGCAGACATGGACGCTGAGATTGAACATTTAGAAACACAAATTAAATTTAAAAAAGAAGACAGAAAACATTTATCTGAAAATGTTTTACCTAGTCTTTTTGCAGAAGTTGGTTTGTCAGAATTAAAATTACATGATGGCAGACAATTAAAAGTTTCTAACTATTATGGTGCCTCCATAAAAGAAGATAAAAAAGAGGCAGCTTTTAGTTGGTTTAGGAACAACGGATATGGTGATTTAATAAAGAACCAGGTCTCTTGTAGCTTTGGAAGGAATGAAGATGATAAAGCTCGAGGATTAATAGACACTCTAACAAAGAATGGATATGCATCCTCACAACGCGAATGGGTAGAACCTTCCACCCTTCGCGCATTTGTGAAAGAACTACATGAAAGTGGTAAAGATATACCAATGGATTTGTTAGGAGCTTTCATAGGACAAAAAACAACGATAAAAAAATAGGAGAAATATATGAACCAAGCGCAACAAGTACAGAAGAAAAAAGAAACATCTGTAATGCCATTAGCAACGTTGGAGGCAGACTCTCATGCAGCTAGTGGTTTTGGAAATATTGATGCACAAAGAGATTTAGCGATCCCTTACATTAATATTTTACAACCAAACTCGCCACAAGTTAATAAAACTAAGGCTGAGTTTATTCAGGGAGCAACAGCAGGACAGTTTTTTAATACTGTTACACAAGAACTCTCTGATCACATCCTGGTACTACCTTCTTACTATCACCTTAAATATGTTGAATGGGTGCCTAGAGAAAAAGGTGGTGGCTTAGTACAAGTTCACAGTGCCGAGAGTGGTATTTTAGGTAAAACCATGAAAGAAGGAAATAAAGATGTCCTTCCTAATGGAAACTATGTTGCTACAACTGCTTATCATTATGTGGTTGTAATGACGGGTAGCGGGCCTCAAAATGCCGTAGTGAGTATGACATCTACACAACTTAAAAAAAGTAGAAGATGGAATAGCTTGATGCTATCTAGAAAAATACAAGGAGCAAAAGGAATGTTTACTCCGCCTTCTTATGCTTTTATGTATAAACTCACAACTGTTGGTGAATCAAACGATCAAGGTAGTTGGTTCGGTTACAATATCGAATTGGACAAAATGGTCGAGGACACAGCTATTTACGAACAAGCAAAATCATTTGCAAAAGCTGCGTCTAGTGGTGAAGTTGAGGCTAAACCAGAGGAGCCTGTCGCTCCAACAAAAGACAACTTAACTCAACCTCAAGAGACAAAAGACGATAGTAAAATACCGTTTTAATTAGTCTACACTTAAACTGGAGGTTTAGTGAGAGAAGTCTTTGAAAAAATATACCAGGGTTTGGACGTTGCCTATGGTCAACATCAATCCGAAGGAAAGAGAGCCGATGGTAAACAAGAGGGTAAATCTTACATAGTAAGAGAACTTGTTACCGAGGAGCTATGGGACAACCACCTTAATGGTGTAGGTCCATCCCTGGGTATTATTCCTATCATGGCTGATAATAAAGCCAAATGGGGTTGTATTGATATAGATCAATACCCTATAGATTATAAAAAAATTATTCATAAAGTTAGAGAATTAAGTTTACCCTTGATACCCTGTAGATCAAAGAGTGGTGGGCTACATATATTTTTGTTTTTTAGTAAACCTGTCCCTGCAAAAGATATAAGGCACAAATTGAGAGAGGTTGCATCATGTCTAGGATATTCTTCCGCTGAAATATTTCCAAAACAATCAAGCATCCTAATAGAAAAAGGAGATCTTGGTAATTTTTTAAACTTACCTTATTACAATCATAAAGAGACAACAAGGTATGCTTATAAGGATGATGGTACAGCTGCTTCATTGGTGGAGTTTGTGAATATGTACAATCTTTATGTTAAAGAAACAATTGACGATATTGCAATACAGATACCCGGAGAGGTCATAAAGGATGGTCCACCCTGTTTACAACAACTTTGCACTCAAGGTTTTCCTGAAGGTACCAGGAACAATGGATTGTTTAACATAGGTGTCTATCTTAGAAAGTTTGATCCCGACAATTGGCAAAGTCTTTTAGAGGATCACAATAGAAATTTCATGTCACCACCTTTGGCAGCTAATGAAGTTATAACTGTAATAAAACAATTAGATAAAAAAGATTATAATTTTAGATGTAAGGATGCACCAATAAATTCTTTTTGTAATTCAAAAGTATGTAGAACTAGAAAATTTGGAATAGGTTCTAGTGAGAATACTCCAGAGTTTGGTGCTATGACTGTTCAATTATCTGATCCAGTCGTTTGGTTTTTAGATGTTAATGATAATAGATTAGAGTTTTCTACGGAGGAACTACAAATACAAACAAAGTTCCAAAGAAAATGCATGGAATATTTGAGAAAGATGCCTCCGAAGATGAAAGAATCACAGTGGCAGGAGACACTCCAAATACTAATGGATAACGCAACCGTTATCAAGGTGTCACGTGATGGATCTGTGTCTGGTCAGTTTGAGACTTACCTCCAGGAGTTTTGTACTGATCGGGCGCAGGCGTTAAACAAAGAAGAATTATTACTTAGAAAACCATGGACAGAAGATGGTAAAACATATTTTAGATTAAAAGATTTAATGGACTATCTAACTAGAAATAAATTTACACATTTAAATACAGGACAAATAATTGCTAGGATAAGAGAGATAGGTGGTCATAGTGAGTTTTTCAAAATCAAAGGTAGGGGTGTTAATGTTTGGGTGATACCGGCATATCAACAACAAGACTCAGAATTTGATATTAAGGAGTTAGATGAAACGCCCTTCTAAAAAATTAAAACTAGGAATGTGGACAGAGCAGTGGGCAAAGTTGTATTTATTATCAAAAGGATATTTTGTGTTTCACAATTTATATGGCTTAGGACCAGTTGATATAATAGCCATTAATGAAAAAGGCGCTATTAGATTGTTTGATGTTAAATCAGTTAGCTACAGATCTAAAAAAGCAAAGTTTAGACCTGGAACTAAAATAAATAGAATGCTCACATTGGAACAAAAAAGATTAAAAGTAGAATTTTTATTCGTAGATAAGGAGGGTAAATGCACAATAAAACCAAGATAATCCTAGGACCTCCTGGCACCGGGAAAACAACTACTTTGTTAAATTTAGTAGAACAAGAATTAGCAAAAGGCACACCACCTGATCGTATAGGATTTTTTGCTTTTACAAAGAAAGCTGCAGTTGAGGCAAAGGAGAGAGCCATTAAAAAATTTAAATTACAAGATCAACAACTACCTTATTTTAGGACATTACATTCATTGGCTTTTAATGAACTGGGTTTGAATAAATCAGAGATCATGGGTAAAAATTCATACAAAGAGTTTGCTCAATCTTTTGGTTTAGATTTAGGTTATGTGATAGACGCAGATGATATGAATGGCAGTATAACCACAGATAATATTCTAATCAACGAAGTTAATTTATCTAGAATGAAATGTTTAAAATTAGAAGAGCATTACAATCAATCTAACTTGGATGTGTCCTGGCATGCATTATTGAGAACGAAAAATGCATTGGAGGAATTTAAAAGAAAAAAAGAAGTTTTTGATTTTACTGACATGATAGAGTTGTTTATTGAGTCAGGTCCAGAGTTAAAATTTGAGGTTTTATTTATAGATGAAGCACAGGATTTGTGTGCTCTTCAATGGCTAATGGTTAACAAGTTATCAAAAAATAGTAAAATGACATATGTATGTGGTGATGATGATCAAGCCATATACAGATGGAATGGTGCAGATGTAGAGCATTTTATAAACATGAGTGGTGAAGTTCAAACACTAAATAAATCTTACAGGTGCCCAAGATCAGTACAGGCTTTATCTAATAATATAATATCTAGAGTCAAGAACAGAAGAAACAAACAATGGTTTGGTACTGAAGAAGAAGGTGAAACAAACTATCACGCTTATCCAGAGAGTGTTGATATTCAAAATGGAGAGTGGTTGATCCTGGCCAGGACTAACTATTTATTAGAAGATTTAGAAAGAAATGTTAGAGATCTTGGACTTATATATAAAAAGAATGGTGTTTTACCAATATCAAAAAAATTATTAAACGCTGTATGGTCATGGAAAAAATTATGTGATGGAGAAGAAATAGAG